TTCTAACTGAATGAATACATTCATCCAGCCAATGGATAGGGCCTTTATATGGAGTTATTATGTGAAAAGTAAAGTCTTCCATGATTCTAGTATTCTCTTATTATCCCAATATTCTGCTTTAGTGTCATTCCCTTCTTTACCATTATACTCTACCCCAGCAGCAATACACTCAGGCTTAATTAGGTTAAATGTCTCTAACATTGGGGAGTGATAGACATGGCTAATTTGAGAGTATACTTTATCCATATCCACAGCCACACCCCGATAGGTAACTTGATCTGATAGTAAAGGAAGGACTTTAGTCTGGAAGTATGGGGCGTCAGTTAGATTGCCATAAAGTCTAATATCTGAGAACCCATCAGCCTTTGCTCTTGCGATTGATTCTTCCACTCTCTTATTTGGGTCTATGCTACCTATGATACCAGCTACTTTAAAATCTTTCTTCGTCTTTGTAAATTTTCGGATAGGATTAGGGATAATTGTTCCCTCAATTCCTTGATACGATTTTTGGAACTCAGAAACAAAGTGAACTTTATCATAAACCAAATCTGGTAATTGCTTTAGGGGAAATACCACAGTCTCATGGCAAGAAAGAATTTGTCTCCTGCATGGTAGCTTATTCTTTATTGGGATGAAATGATAGATTACTACATCATCCTGGTTAATCTTAAGGTGTGTCTGTAAATTAGAAAATTTACAAGTTATCCCATCCCAACCAAAGGGGCCATATAAACAAGAATCAATTCCATTTTCGTTAAATAAATTAACTAGAGTGGAAAGAGCTATTGTAGACCCTCCAGGGCCAGAAAACCCAGTTAATACCTTTACTGATCCCATGGTTTGTAGTTCATCATTTGGAAAGACTTGTCGTAAATCTCAAGTCGATGCTTTACGACTTTGTTAACATCGAAAAGCTCCTCAGTTATCTTGTGAAGATTCTCCCCTAATTCCCGCCTATGCTTATGGTCCTTCACTAGCTTTGATAAAATTCTTAGCCATTCAGTCTTGGGGGCTCCAGGCTCTATGAGATACCCAGTCTCGCCATTTTTAATAACATCACTATAGCACCCAATATTAGATGCCACAACAGGAACCTTATATCTCCCCGCTTCCGCTACTTTGATATCCGACTTGCTATCGTTAAATGCATTCATCTGAAGAGGAGCAATAGCTATATCCATATTTGCGTAAAAGATCCCATAGTCAGCAGGACCTACAGCAAAGTGGGTATTCCAGTTTCTCTGCCCTTTAAATCCCTTTAGAAGTTCAGATTTGTAGAAGTTCCATACCTGATTTTGCCAATCCTTCTTTTCCTTCTCATCCTTGGGAGGAGGCGGCATCCCATAGAAGTCCCAAAACACGTTCTCTCTCCCTACCTTTTGGTTTACTAAGTGAGGAATAGCTGAGAATATCTTAACATCTGGGTTATGGTGGATGCCTCCTGCCCAACCAATCCTAACAGCCTTAGAGGGCGTCTTAGGGGCATTCCAGCCGGGAAGACGGTAGTCAATGGCGTTCTTCACTACAGCCAAGATACCTCTGCAAAACGGCTTTATACGCTCTGCAAACTTAGCCTGGGTGACGGTTACTAGGTGAGAGTTATAATACAAATGCTTAGTAAGCTCACTTAGCCCTTGATTCTTATATACATCAATTAAATGATGCTCATCATAAAGTTCGGTAAGAAGATCGTCAGTATCAAAGTGAACGAACTTCCCTGCTCTGTGAGCCATTTCTTGGACCTTAGCAGTATAGGGGCCTCCAAAGTTACTTATGTTGTTAATTAAAACAACATGAGCCCACTTCATATCTGCGGGAGCTTCCCCTAACTCTGCTCCAGGATACTCAAACTTACCTGTTTGTAAGTTAAGTTTTAATGGATTCTCATCAAACTTAATTTCTACCAATTCTGGGTAAAGCTCTTGAAGTTTGTGGTAGGGCATTAGACTTCTGTAGTATGCACACCCGCCCTGATTTGGGTTTACAACTAATATCTTTAATTTCTTGCCGTCGAACATATCAGATATTATAGCCTAAAAATAAAAAACCCCCTGTAAGATTTTTCATTACAGGGGGAAAACTTTAAGTTTTCAGACGCTCAAGCATCAAGCTTGAGGTGGTGGAGCAGGAGGTTCTACCTTCGTGTGCCTTACACCCAGAGCCTTCAATACGCTAATCAGCGCATCCTTCAGGTCTACGCTACCGTTAGAGGGTAGAATCGCTCTCGCTGCATCTGCATAGTGCTGACGCTTTCTGCGTGACAGCATTGTGAGAAGAGCCTCCAATAGAGCCAACTGAGGGATAAACGTAGCTCCGACACCAGCGAGAAATGATCCTACCTCCAGGAACCAAAGGGCTAATCCACCCTCCTCTTCCTTGATGACAAAATCAATCTTCGGTGCTCCAGCCTTAACCAAGCTATCGGGGGCAATTACAATTTCCTTGCCCTTAAACTTCTCACTCTCTGCTACCTCTGGCGGGAATGCCTGCTTAGGGATAACAGTCACATCTGGACTTGCTAGACCTGGAGGGTCAATCAAGTAATCAGACGTAGTCATATTAAGCCCGTCAAGTGAATCATTAGAAACACATGCGGGGACGAACAACAATAAATTAGCTAACAATAAGTTCTTCATACCTTCAACTCCTTATTAAATCTCTTCTCTCCAAGATCATCATCTTCGTCGATAGTCCTTTGGGGTCCCCGAGCACCATCAACATTAACGCGAAGCATGTCTACAAGCTTCTTACCTTCATCATAGTCTCCGATCTTGATAAGACCATGAATGTCGTGCATCGACTCCATCCAAGCCCGAACCTCACGATCATTACCCGCAGGGGTCTTCTTGATACGGAACGTGCTTTGATCGTAGTTATTGAATTCACCACTCTTGCCAAGCTCAAGAACAAAGTCGTTACCCTTCTTGACAGAAAGAACGGTGGTGTTATCGGGATCGTTCTCATCCATGTAGTCTGAGTTAAAGATACCGTCCATGATCTTCTTGAACACCTTTTGGCCCGTGCTGAAAATCTTAACAGCACCCGTCGTATCATCTGGGTTGCTCTCTTGGAATCTGCGGTCAACTGCATTCAGATAGTAACGAGGAGTGCCCTTGATCTTGGTTGCAAGATCGCCAAACTTGCTCTTCGTCTTTGGTGGGAGGCCAAGCTCCTTGTGCATCTTCCACAGCTCAAAGTAGAAATCACACATAGGGCACGACTCGTTCTGAGTCTTGCGGCAGTAGTAGTTCTGGATTCGGCCTTCCTCAGACTCATACCGATGGATGACAGCCTCAGAGAAGAACTGCTTCGAATCATCCTTCCAGGGAAGGATACGAATGATGTTCTTCCCAGGCTCCACCTTCAGGTAGTTGTCCAGGTTGTTGCCAGAGCTAGACTTCTGTTGTCCGCCCTTAAGGAGTTCTTCGTGCTTCTTACGCAATTCATTCAAATTCATGATTTTTCTCTATTTTTAATGGTTGTAAAGTTTTGTCTCGGATCTGAGGTTCGCACTAAGCTGAATCAACATGTCCTTCTTGTGATCTAGCATAATGCAAACCGACTTCAAAAGCAAGTAGATCTGCTCTTCCTCTTGAATTTTATTTTTAAACTCTAAGTATTCATTATTAGAATTAACGAAATCGTCCAAGTATACCGCAGTAGCCTTACCACCCTTGGATCGGTTACTATCGGACTCATCCTTGCGAACAGAAGAGTAAAAATGAATCAGATTATTATTTAATCTGTCCAGCTTACCCTTCTGCATGATCATCAACCCATTATAATATGAATAGATGGAAGGATGCTTAATTAACTCAGAAACTATATCATTCTTGTCGATCTGAGACAATTCCTGAGTTAATTCGAAATAAGCTTCAGGATCAAGCTTACTTAAGTTTTCTTTTGGGTAAAATCGCATACTGTATTATAGAGGATGTGATTAAATATTAACTTTTATTCGCTAGCATCCTGAGCCTGAGCTTCCTCTGCACTCATCTCCTCCATCGTAAGGTTAGTATAGTTAACCGCACCGTGGATGGTATAGTGCTGCTTGGAATCTCTGGCCTTTACGACGTATACACGCATTCTGCCCTTGTCGTATTCCTCTTGCGTCTGGTTAAGAGAGATAGCCCAGTCGGCAGGGCGAATCTTGCCATAGCTATCACCAAGCTCTGCATCGGTAATAGTGGCTACCTTCTTCCCCTGACGGTTTGTTTGAGTTGCCGTCCAAACGAGGATATTGTTTTCCATGGCGAGGCCACGAAGTTCTTGAGCGATTCTTTCCTGGGCCTGATACTCAGCATCAATTACGCGATTGGGGCGCAAAAGTTCAAGGTAATCCACGATAAGGATATCAGGGACAAAATCATGGTGTAGCTTAAGTTGAACAAGTAGTGCTCGAATCTGATTAACCGTGAGCTGACCAGTTGGGAACTCCTTAATAATCAGCCTGGAATCTGCATACTTAGCCTTCACCTTAGTAAGACGATCCTTAACTGTAGGCATGGAGCCAATCTCCTTAAGCCTAGTAGTTGGGACCATGGTTAAAATAGCATCAAATCTTTGGGCAATCTTGTCTTCCGCCATTTCAAGAGAAATGTAAAGAACCTTCTTGTTCTCCTTAATAGCAGCGACACCTTGGTTAACCAGATAAAGCGACTTACCTACACCTGGGGGAGCAATGACCATTGCAAGCTCCTTGGCACTCAAGCCACCATCCAAGAACTCATTATGGGTGTTGAAGACGGTCTTGAATCGCTTCTTCTCCTTGTTATCGAACTGACGATGATATCGGGCATCAATGTCATCAAAGTAAATCTGACCTACATTGACCTCTCGGCAAACGAGCATTGCCTGACGAACCTTCTCTTCAATTTCGGCAATACGATTCTCCTTAAGAAGGAGGACGCTTTCCTTAATGGCGTGAGAAATGGCCTGCTTCTTTGCGTAATCCTCTACTAGATCAAGAACGAACTCACGATTATCGAGGACAGACTGATCAATATTATTGATCTGTAAAACGTCATCTTCGTAATCTGAGAAATCTTGGCCGCGAGGAATGCTCTTCTTGATATCCTCAAGGAGAATGTCATCAGGTGGAATAGTCTTATACTTATCGTAGTAACCTTTGATTCGCTCAAAAATGAAAGCATAAGATGGGAATTCAAAGTATTCAGGCTTGATCAGCCCTACAATCTGAGAATAGAAGTCCCTGTCATGCTTGATAAGGTAAAGAATACCACGCTGAATGTTATCTGAGAATGAATAACTCATTTTGATGATTGTGACCTGTTAGACCTGTTTGGATTAAAATTCTTCTTGTTTCCTGCGTGTTTTACAACTTGTTCTTTTCTTGCTTGTTGGTTAGCTGCAACTTCCTGATCAGTCATCTTCTTAGCTACTCCAGTTTTCACTAAGTGATCCATGTCAGGATCAACAGCTTTGTAGTGGGATGCTCCACCTACACCTTCGATAGCTCTCTTAGATCTCTCTATCGAAGTATTGTAGAATGAATGGGCTTGTTCTTTATCCATACCATCTCGCATGTATCTCTCTACTTTACGACGAATCTGAGATTCATCTTTCTTTACGAGAACGGAGAAATGCTGAACCATTTGATCCCCGCATTCGGGGCATTGCTTCTTTCTAGGCTCTCCGTTCTTTTTTGCAAGAGAGTATCCGTGCTTACCACAATTGTTACAAATCATGGTAATGTCCTTAGCTTTTTCTTCTTTCTCCTGCTCGTAAGCTTCTAACTCTTCAGGAGTTAGAAGCTCACCATCCCGGTAAGTATCAAACTCACCAGTTATTTTATTAAGTTTTCGGATGTAGATCGTCATATCAGCTTCCGCAGGAATTATCACCAATTCTGCAAACCTCAGCCGATGCAGTCTCAGCGGTGGTTGCTGGCTTGGCATACTGTGCTATGTTTTCTGGGGTGAGAGGAATAGCCTGGAGTGGCTCCATTCCCTTCGATCCAGCACGATACACCGTGAGCCCCTTAAGATAAGGTGCATATTGAAGAGCTACCTGAGCAACATCTTCCCACTGTGATGACTCTGGCAGGTTAATGGTCTTGCTGATAGCGTTATCAATATAGCGTTGAATCGTAGC